TAACATAAGCGTCATCTGTTTCTTGGATATTTTGTATATGTCTTTGTTCCATAGTTTATTATTATCTAATTTTCTTCCGTATTTCCAGCCTCATTTTGATTTTCTGCAATATCGTTTTGATTTTCTGCACTACCAAAAGGTTCAAATGCTAAATTAAGACCATATTGTTTTGCAATTTCTTTTTCACTTTGTATTTGTTCAAACACATCTGCAACATCTCTGCCGTAGTTTGCTTGTACATCTTGCATAGAAATAAACCCATTTTGCATACCTGTTTCCATAGCTTGTACTTCTTTAAGTGGGTCAATCCATTGCCAACCTCTTGGTTTCCAAACAGGACTGTTAAACTTAGGAAACTTACTAGCCGGTAAACCTTGTAAAGTATCTGTAAGTAAAGCCATTTCTAACCATTTCTCAAATACAACTGAATGAAACTTATCTATAATTCTTGACTGTTCACATTTCCAATGATCTCTTTCTTCTAATGCACCTTGTCTTAAACTAGAATAATTTACACTTTCTAAATCATTAGCTAGTGTATTGTAACTTACACCTAAACTACTTGCTATTGCTCTTAACACTTGTTTAGTAAAATCTTTAAATGCTGTTGTTGGGTGTTGTGGGTCAAATGCTTGAAATTCTACACCACTTGGTAACTGTTCAAAGTTGCCTGGACTAGCACTCATTACAGGAGTATGCGAGTCAATTATATCTTCGCCTTGATAACCGTCTGCCGCACCACTTTTAAAAAAACCCATTTTACTTGCACTAACCCTAGCAGCTACAAGTTCTGCTTCCATGTAACCGTCAAGCATTTTTAAATCTCTAATACAAGCAGCTAAAGGAGGAACGCCTCTTGTTTGATGTGGTCTTTCTTGATGGTAGAAATGTATTATTTCATTTGCTGGTATCTTTGTATATTTTCTTGAAATGTTTTCTGTATGAACAAAAGCACTATCATAAGGATGTGATGTTAAAATGTGATAGTAAGTAGGTTTATTGTACCTATCTCGCTCAACACCCATACGGATATTTCTGTTAGGATCATTAAAATCGACATCTAAGTAATCTGCTTCTATAAATTCAAACGCAAAACGATGTACGTTGTTATAATTTTTTACCACCCTTACTAATACTTCGCCATCCCTTGCGTAAGTTTCTGCAAATAATCTTTGTGCTTCCATCCACGACATTTTACCGTCAGTCGTACATGACCTACCCCACATTTTAAATTGTGATTCTATTGTGTTGTTTGCAAAAGTATCTATTGCACCATTTGGGTCACGACTTCTTACTTGTAGATGTACACCATGTGGACCAATAACATTATCTACATAAGCGTTTATAAATCTTCTTGCATAAGCATTGTTTCTAGCTAGTTCTCTTGCTCTTGCTCTTAATACTTTTACACTAGCTTTAATTTCTGAATCGGCAGCATAAGATTGAGTTACAAAATCATTTAACAGTCTACCTGTATTAGCACCTGTATATGTTCTTTGTTTTCTTCTTCTAAATAATCTATCTAGTATACCCATTACCAATTAAACTTGTTACCATACTTTTGTATGTGTGTATCGTTTCCGTCAAATCTTACTTTAACTGTGTTACCTGTTCCTTCCCCTCTATCCATTCTTTCTTTTCTAACTTCTCTATTATATTCTGCTCTATAGTAATCTCTCCATTGTAACAATTCATCTACTGACATTTTTGATAAACTTCTATTGCCAATACTATAACTATTTACATCACTATCAGCTTTTCCTTCAAGTATACTCTCTATCTTGTCTACCATAATTTTAGCATGGGAACGAACGTCGCCTGTAGTACCGAAAAGATTATCTTTAACTTCTATTTTACCTGTATCTATTACAAGTGTTTCGCTATCGCTTGTTTGTGTAACTTTTAACGCCCAGATGTAATGACCAACTGTAAGACCACCACTATCTGAATTATCTATTGTAAATTTATAATAATCATCAACCTCTGTTACTGTAGCATCAAATGATGTACTTCCGTTGCTTTCTAATCTTGCTGTCCAACTCATACTATAACTGTCGGTTGGGTAATCTGTAGTAATATCAGTTCTTTTCCAAATAATAGTATCGCCTTTACGAATAACGATAGGTTCTTTGGTTGCTATGTCTGTAAATTTATTTGCCATTATTTATTCCACCCATTAACAAAGTTTGAATTTCTTTTATTAACATACTTGTTTGGTTGGTTTTTGTCTAGTTTGGAGACTAATTCTTTTCGATTGTCAATCCTATCTGCTAATTTATTTATATCTGTGTTTAAAGCAGTAAAGGCAGCCATTGCATAAACTCGTAAATCTAATGCTTCGTTTCTTGGTCTTGTCTTTACCCACTCTCTTCTAGGAAAACCTTTGTAGTATCTAGTAACTATCTTCTCTGCTGTTAATTGCATAAAATATTCTATCTCATAACTTTTAGGAAAATGACAAAAGCCAGCTCCGTCTTCTTTTATTTTTAATCGTGAATAAACTAATTCTTTAGTAGTATCTACACCTACAGGGAATAAAGGTATTTTTGCTATGTTGTTTCTTGTTGGTCTACCTATTATTGGTCTGCTTTCTCCACTAATACCTTTTATAGCAAATACTCTCCTAGCAAATCTAGGTTTGCAAAATTTGTAGACTTGTTGGGTGTGGTAACCACTATCTATACAGGTACAAGCTATTCTAAGCTCAATTCCAGAGGGATGTTTGTAAGTTTTAGTTAGAAAAGTATCTAATTGTTTCCAAATGGCTGGAGCAGAGGGGTCTCCATAAATAACTTTATGTTCTAGTGACCAACTTTCTTCATCTCTACCCCAACCAACAACTTCAGCTTCTATACGATCATCTTGTATATCAACACCACAGCTAATAACAGCAATATGATCTGGTATCTCCTTTTCAACATCATAATCTTCTCGACGGGAAAAGATACCCATTTCATCAATTTGTTCTCCTTCATCTTCCCAACTTTCTCCTAAAAAGGTGTTAACAAATACCCTTAATGTTTCGGGCATTTTCTTTGCAGTAAGAAACTCTCTAACAGCTTCTTCCATTGTCATCCATACAGAGTATAGACCAGACAAATGAAATCCTACACTCTTTCCGTTAGACATTCCAGTCGCTTTCCAATAACCCTTTGCAATAGCTTTTATTTTTTCACTATCATCCATTTTGTAATCGCATTTTTGACACATATATCTTGCAGTCTTTGGGTCGTTATCTTCCCATACAACATTAGACCAAGTTAGTGTTTGATAGTGATTACATTTTGAACAAGGTATTAAATATTTTTTTTTATCTGTAGCGTCATAAGCGTGTTCAATTCTGCTAGCACCTTTTATTGTTGGTGTACTAGTTAAAACTATTTTTCTATCCCAAAATGTTGCACTTCTTCTTTTAGCAAGTAAAACAGGATCACCTTCACTACCAGCAGAGGGTGGATATCTATCTACCTCATCACACAAAACTATTTTAATTGGTCGTGATGCTAAACTTGACGGACTGTTTGCTCCACATGCAGATATATGACCACCTTCAAAACTTTTATGCAAAACTGTATTACCACTATCTCTACTTTTTACTTCTGCTATTCTATCTTTTAATTCTGGTGTATCTCTTAACATTGTTGCTAATCTATCTTGCGACCAACTTCTAGCCATATCTAATGTTGGCTGTATCATCAACATGGGAGCTGGGTCGTAGTGTATGTAATAACCTATAGTGTTAAGTAAAACTTCTGTCTTTCCAATTTGTGAACCAGACATAAAAACAACTTCTTCTATACTAGGGTCAGATATAGCATCCATTATTTCTCGTTGATACATTGCCCTGGCTGTTTCAAACTTGCCAGCTTCACTACTTGCTTCTGTACTTAATACTCTAAACTGATCAGCCCACTCACTTACTGTTAGCTTCGGTGGTGGCTTTATTAATCTCTGACTTGCTTGGAGTACTGACATCAACCCTTGACTCTCTATTGGTAATGTCTGCATTTGAGATTTCATTTAATATTTCATTTATCCTTTCTTTCAAAACTAGTTTTGCTTCATTTATATTATCTACTGTTACCATTTGAGGTGCAGCTTTATTAGGTAGGGATAATAATTTTGTTTTTAACAGGTTTATATATTGTAACCATGTTTTTTTTACTTCAATAGTAGGTATAAGTTCATTTTCTAATTTAGACTTTTCTATTTCTCGTAATTCTGCTGTAGCTAATGTAAGTCTATTTCTGTTTTTAACGATGTCGTCTGCTGAAACTTCTGCTGATAATTGATGACGTAAATAATCTATATAACCATGTACACTAGGAACTAGCTCATACTTATTTCTATCTAATCGTGGAATTATGCCCTCTTTAGTTAATTGTTGGACTCTTCTCTCCGATAGTTTAAGTAATTTGGCTATCGTGGTCGTGTTGTATGTTGTCGCCATTGTTATTGCTTAAAAACATTTGTTTTAATTTGCAGTAGTGAATTATCTTATCAAGGTCTTGTATTTTTTTAGACCTATCTGTCGTATCACTTTCTATTCTTACTAAGTATTTAAGAATAACAAAACCAAACCAAGATAAACCATTAAGCTCTACAAATTCTAAAGGTTGTATTTTCCATTTCTTATAATGACCACCACCTACTTGCGTATCAAGTGGGTTAGGTTCTTTGGTAAAAAACGGACTTTCTGCGTCAGCCATTTGATCTCCTAATTACGTTCTCGTTTATTTGTGCCAATTTTAATTCTTCTTTTGTTGTACTATTATGACTTCTAATTAAGTCTATTTCAACCTGCTTAGCTTCATATGCAGAGTATAACTCTTTGCATTTAACATCTGTTAAGTAAATTTTTGCGTCTAAGTCTTTTACTTTTATACTAGCTAACGCTTCCATTTCTGCATCTTTGCCACTCATTCCGTTTGCACGATATTTTTTATACTCTTGTGCAATTATAGTCTTACGTTCTCTTTCAAATTTAGTAAGCAATACTTTTTCTTGATAATATTCTTTACTTACAGAATATAACTCGTTTGCTAATTCTTCTGGTTTATAATGTATCAGTTCCATTTTTTATCTATTAAAGCTCCTAATAAATATAACAGCACAATTACTGCTATAAGTTCTATTGCTATAACACCTAAGATAATATTAGTCATCTTTAGGTTTCCAGCCCTTGTTAAATTCTTCTTTACTGCCCCTTTCTGTCATACCACTATTATCATACAATCTATCTACTTCTTCTTTTTCCATACCTAACATTTCCATAATATCTTCATCATTCATATTTAGGTCATCTTTCATTTCTTGCACTATACTAGCCATAGACATAACTGCATGACTACCCCTAGCTCTATTGTGTCGTACTGTACTCATCATTTGTTCCTCTCTTTTTTTTTCTCTTAATCTAACTACAGGCACCTTACCTTCTGTTAAACCTTGTACATCTTTATCTTTACTAGCTAGTGTCCACCTATGAAAACCGTCTACTATCTCATTGTTTTCTCTAACTACGATTGGTTGTGTCCATCCGTCAGACATAATACTAATTTTTAAAAGTTTTAATTCTGGTGGAAAGACTTGATTAGGGTTGTAGTCATTTGCCCTTAACTCTTTAGGGTCTAACCATTCTACATTACCTATTGGTTGATTGTACATCTGCTAACTCCTTTGCATACATTGACTTTCTTGATTCCCATTCTTTTACATTTTCTTTACTAAAGTAAGGTTCTAATTTTCTACCTTTAAAATCGCCACGAATAGCTATCTTTAATAAAAACTCCCAACTAATGCCTGAAACAGGATGTGGTGTCTTAGGCAGTATCGGTTCTTTTGTTTTTTGATAATGTTTTTTTATAAATGTTTGTATTCTATCGCTAATCATACCTTGTTCTTTTAAAGGAAACTTTCTAATCCAATATGCTATGTATTCTTCCCATTCCATACCTTCTGGTTTTTCTGGTTGTTTACGATTAGAATATAAAACAGTTAGAGCATGCCTTGCAGCTGTGTTTGCTCCAGGCACCCTAGTACACATCTTAGACCATATTTCTGGAAAACATTCTTTAAATGTCCATAGACCTTCTAGTGGTTCTTCTCCAAAAGGAGGAGCACACCTTTGAGCAGAGTGTGTCATTCCTATTTTCTCCATTACATCATATGCATGGTTATAATCCCAATTAAACTTTTTTGGTCCTGTCCATATATCAGCAGTTTGCCAATCATAAACAGGATACACTTTGTAAAAATGACCTGTGTTGTTACACAATGTTTTTTGTTTGCCACTTTTATTTAGTTTTCTTGTAGGAAACCTAGATATGTCTACACCACCAGCAATAGCTTCTGCTAGATTCATTTCTTCTTTAGGTTGGATAATATAATTTTCTATTGTTCTTTGAGATACTGCTCTATACCTAGTTAAACTTTCGTCTGCTCGTATACCCATTATACAAGCTGTTCTTCCGTATTTTTCTACAGGGTAAAGTAAAGGTGCCATGAAAGGTATTGTTAAACGACCACCAACAACATCACTATTGTAATTATCAATTTTAGTAATTGCTTCTGGTGGTAATGGTCTAACCCATTTATCTTTATCTTCTGGCGCCCAAGGATACCAATAAGGACTACTTCTTGTACAAGCGTTTCTATGTATAACAGGAACACATAACCATCTTAAATTTACATCTGGTAATTCTGCTACTCTTCTAACGTATTCTTCTGTTTGGTAAGGTATTGCTTCTTCATCCCAATGCACAACATCTAGTGGCAACCTACCTCTTTCTCTAGCTACTTCTAGTGTAAGGTTTAGACAAGCTGTGCTGTCTTTACCCCCACTAAAAGAAACAGATACAGTATCAAACTGATCAAATACATTATGCAACCTTTCGATTGCTAAATCATAGACTGATTTATTTAGTTCTTGCTTTTTTAAAATAACCATTTGTCATCATTACTGCTATTGCACCACTAGAAATACAAGTAAATACTGCACCCCATACTTTGTAATGCAAACCACCTCCAAAGTTACCATAAGCCATCATTGGAGCTCCAACAAACAAAGCAACACAGATACCCCAGAATACACCACTCTCGCTTAGTTTACCTTTCCATATTGTAAGTACAGTAGGCAATAAAGTACTAGCTCTTAATGTTCCGTAAAATAAAAACAGATAAAGTATTTTCATATCTGGTATATTAGCAATAACTAAACCAAAAATAGCTAAGAACACCATGCCTAATCTTGCATAAGTCATAGTTTGTTTTTTGCTTCCCATTTTTTCTGCAATATCGTGGCCCATTAAACTACTGATAGAACATAAACTACTATCTAACGTAGATACTAAACCACTTAACAACATAATAGTAAAAGGTAATAAAACCCAAACAGGCAATAACTCTTTAGCTGTTATAACATTAATTAATTGTGCGTTACCTTCGTGTTGTAAACCTAACCCAGCTGCAACAAAACCAATAAGACCTGTTAGCACAGGAACGACACCAAATACACAAGCACTAGTTATAAATGCTTTTTTTAATTGACCTTTTTTAGTACTAAATGTTCGTTGCCAAAATGACTGATCTCCAAATGGACCAGCTAACAGACCAATAGTAACAGCTATACCAAAACTATAAGCTACTGACGGATTTAGTGGATTACGATATCCCCCACTTATCCCACCCATACCGGCAACAACAGTAGACCAACCACCACCGGCACTAACAATCCAAGGCACTATTATTACTACTACTGCAAGTATCAACCACATCTGCCAATAGTCTGTTAAAATGGATGCTCTAATTCCACTAACATAACTATAGGCAAATGCGATTGCAGTCAGGAGCAAAGTGACTAAGAAGAAATCTAATCCTGTAAGATAACTAATAACTGCTCCACCAGCTAATAGTTGCACAGCAAACTGACAGATAGCTAAACCCATTAACTCTATTAAGTATAGGTTTTGTACCCTAGAAGAATAATTCTTTAAAATAAATTGACTTAATGTGTAACCTTTTGGAAACATATTTCTTAACTTAACTGCAAAATAACTAAACAAAACTAAACAAGCTATATTAGGTACTGTAAACCAAAACAGACCAGCCATACCTTGTTGATATGCTTTTTGTGTTGCAATAAATAATGCAGGCGCCCAAATCCAAGTAGCGGCTACACTAAAACCACTTCTCCAGAAACCAACATCTCTATCAGCTACTAAATAATTATCTTTTGTTGTACTAGGTTTTAAAATGTAGACACTTACTAAAACCATAAGCAATCCATACAGACCTAGAATTGCTAAACCTTGTGTTTGTGAAAATACGGTCATATTACTCCTTTACATATTTCTATTAACGCATCAGATGTTGTTGGTAAGTTATGTTTTTTTCTGTAACCGTCTAAATATTGGAATACGTTTTTCCTATCTATGTTTTTTAAAGTAAAGTTTAGGTTTACATATTCTTCATCAGAGTTTGCAAAGTTACTATCTGTAACATATTCATCTGGTGGTTGTTCTGTTTGACTTTCTTCAGTTATACTTGTCAAACTTGTTGTTGAAGCAATAGGGTCTAGGTGTAATGATTCTAATTCTGCCTGGCTAAAACCTGTCTTGCTAAAATCAAAATCACTTCCTTTTATTTGTGCTAATTCTATTGCTAGTAAATCAGTATCCCATTCTCCGTCTTGTGCAATTCTATTATCTGCAATACGATATGCTTGTATCTGGGTATCTGACAGATCATCAGCAATCAAACAAGGTACTTTAGATAAGTTAAGTTCGGTTGCAGCCATAAACCGAGAATGACCTACTATAATAACCTTATCTTTATCTATCACTATAGGTTGTTTAAAACCATATTCCAAAATAGACTCTTTAACCTTTGCAATAGTACGAATACTTTTGCGTGGATTATTCTTATAAGGTTTGATTGATTGCAAATCTAACATTTCAATCTTCATGTTTACCTTCTAGCAAATAACGAAACGAAATACAATCTACATTTCTCTGACTAATAAAAATGAGTGGTCGAGCGAAACC